TAGGGAGGCGACTTTTTTGACGTTGAAAGTAAAAGGGAATCCCCTAAATTAGTGCCATGAATGACGCACAATTTCAGCGATTTACCGAACGCGTGGCCGAATACAGTACACGCAGCGAGCTTACAAGCGGCGTAAAGTCATTAATTCAAACGCTTTCATGCGTGGAAATTGAGGAGGAAATGCTGCAGGCGTTTTGCAATGAGCAAGGCACGTGCTACCAAGTCACAGGCAAAAGCGGCGACGTTTACAGCCGCGCCCGTCCTGAATGGCAACAACTCAAGGAGGCACGAATGAGAAAGCAGGCCATGATTGCCACGCTGGAGAGGTTAGTAGGTACAACGGCAGAAACAGAAGAAAGCGTTGACGAATTCTTTGGATGAATTCCACTTTGACGAAGACGCGGCAAACCGTGCCGTTGACTTCATTGAAAAGTTTTGCAGCCATGTGAAAGGCGAGCTTGGCGGTAAGCCGTTTTTACTTGAAGACTGGCAAAAAAACGATATTATTCGCCCACTTTTTGGCTGGAAAAAGGCCGACGGCCGGCGCAAATATCGCACTTGTTACGTTGAAATTCCGCGTAAAAATGGCAAGTCAAACCTTTCTGCAGCCATTGCGCTCTATATGCTTTTTGCAGACGGTGAACCGGGCGCGGAAGTCATAAGCGCAGCAGGTGACCGAAATCAGGCGAATATTGTCTTTAGCATAGCGCAGGAGATGATACACAACAACAAACACCTGAGCCAACGCGCAAAGGTTTTGCGAAACTCCATTAACTACAAAAGCAGTTTTTACAAGTCCATAAGCGCCGAGGCAAGCACGAAACACGGCTTTAATTGTCATGCCGTAATTTTCGACGAACTACACACGCAGCCTAACCGTGACTTGTGGGATGTACTTGTAACGTCCACAGGCGCACGAACGCAGCCGCTTGTTATCGCACTAACCACCGCAGGACATGATAGGAATTCGATTTGTTTTGAAATTCATGAATACGCTCGGCAAGTTCAGGAGGGCAGTATTCTCGATGAAACTTTTCTACCAGTACTTTATGCCGCTGATGAAAGTGATGACTGGACAGCTGAAGAAACATGGGCAAAAGCCAACCCGGGCTATGGGTCGATTTGCACTAAAGCGTACTTTGAGCAAGAAAGCAAGAAAGCGCAGAATGTCCCGTCGTACTTAAACACTTTTTTGCGTCTGAATCTTAATATTTGGACGAGTGCCGAACACGCGTGGATACCTGACGACGTTTTTATGCAAGGCGCGGAGCCTATACCGTGGAAGCGTTTGCCGCTTTTACCTGCGTTCGGTGGGTTAGATTTGGCCAGCACGCAGGATTTAACGGCTTTTGCCTTGCTATTTCGTGATGATGAACACGATTGTTTTTATCTCATCGTTCACCAATTTGTAAACCAAGACAAGGCCGACAGCAAGAAACTAAGCGCAGGAATTGACTACCACAGGTACGCAAAAGATGGCCATATAACTATAACGCCGGGCAACGTTACCGATTTCAGGTATGTTAAAGAGCATATTGTAGACGCGTGCGCTAAATACGACATTCGCGGCATAGGATACGACCCACGATTTAGCACGTATATCGTGAGCGAATTGATACAAGACGACATAGAAATGCACCCAATGGCGCAGAATATTACGACTATGAACGGCCCAACTAAGGAATTTGAGATGCAAATGATGAAAAGCAACATCATTCACGGCGGCAATGAGGTGCTAAGGTGGCAAATGGGTTGCGCAGTTGTTTACACGGACGTCAACGAAAACAAGCGCGTGACGAAAGAGAAAACCGAAAGCAAGAAAGTAGATGGCGTTATTGCTTCAATCATTGCAATGAACGAATACGGCCACCATAAAACGAGCGGAGCGCACGATACAGTTTTTGATATAATTTCCCTTTCGTAATTTGCACCCCACATGGCAACACTTCGCGACAGATTAAACGCGCTTTTGAGGTATCGCGTAGGTAAGTACGATTCACAGACCTTGGCGAACGACCTAGGCATCTACGGCACTACGGTAAGCGGTGCGAATATCAACGAGAATACAGCGCTTACAATTTCGACGGTATACGCCTGCGTCTACAAGATTGCCAGCACCTTGGCCAGCCTAGACCTTGAGGTATATGAGCGCACAGGCCGCGAGATAGAACCGGCGAACGTTCACCCTGCTTATGACGTTATCAAATACAAGCCCAACGAATACCAAACGGCGTTCGACTTTTGGGAAACCATTATAAGCAATGCAGTCATTAACGGCGTTGGCTATGCACTGATTGAGCGCGATGGCCGTGGATACGTTACCAGCCTGATATGCTTGGATATTTACGACGTTGACCGCAAGAACGTGAACGGCCAAATTGTTTACAGCGTGCGAAACGTGGGCATAGTCCAGCCGGAGAATATGCTTGGAGATTTGTAATCTTCAAAGAAAGTCACCAATTCGATTGCACCGCGAAAATTTAGGACTAGCCAAAAGCGCCGAAGACTTTGGCGCGGAGTACTTTGGTAGCGGCGGGCAAATGACGGGGATACTATCCAGCGACCAGCCTTTGAAAAAGGAGCAGATGGATATAATTCAGGGCAGTTGGAACAAGGCCGCCCAACAGGCTGGCACGAAGCTGCTGCCGTTTGGATTTAAATATTCACGAATTAGCATTAGCCCGGACGAGGCGCAATTTATTGAAACGCGTAAATTTCAAGCGGAAGAGATATGCCGCATTTTCAGCGTGCCGCCGACATTGGTACAGCTCGAAAGCCAAACAACATACAACAATGTCGAGCAGCAAAACCTACAATTCGCACGGCACACGATTGCACCATGGGCCAAGCGTATTGAGCAGGAGATAGATAGGAAGTTAATCCAGTCGCGCGAGCGCCCACAGATATATAGCAAATTCAATTTGAACGATTTGTACAGGGGCGATATGCAGAGCCGCGCAGACTTCTACACGAAGATGCTGAACAACGGCGTGCTGAGCATTAACGAAGTCAGGGGCAAGGAAGATATGAACCCAACGGACGGAGGCGACACGCACACGGTGCAGGTGAACCAAATCGCGCTGGACCGCCTAGGCAAGTACAGCGATAAAGTCAGCAGCGATGGCGTTTAGTAAGTACCCTGAGGCGATGACAAACAACGCGAAGCGCGGCCTGCGTCTTAATGAAGAGGTAGGCGGAAAATGCGCGACGGCGGTAGGCAAAGAGACCGCGCGGATATTATCAAACAAAGAAGCAATCAGCGAGGCACGCACCAAAAGAATGTACAGCTTTTTGAGCCGCGCCCGAACATATTACAAGCCCGACGATACAGAAGCGTGCGGCACAATTAGTTACCTTACTTTGGGGCGGCGATACCGCACTAAATTGGAGTGAATCAAAAGTTAAAGCAATGAAAGAAGAAGAAGACAAGCGCACCGAAGGAGCTGCGCAGCCAATACGGTGACACCGTAGAACTGCGAACGGCAGAAGTGCGGGCCGCAGGCGATGACGCGTTAGTAGTCGAAGGCTATGCCAGCAATTTTAACGTGGAGTATGATTTAGGATATTTCAAAGAAACCGTAGCCCGTGGCGCGTTTCGATGACGTCATGCAGGATGATGTACGGTTTTTACTCAATCACACAGGCGCACCTTTGGCACGAACTACAAACGGCACTTTAGAGCTTAGCGTAGATGAACAAGGCTTAAAGTATCGCGCAGCACTTGCAGACACGCAGGACGGGCGCGACCTTTACAAGCTGATCAAGCGCGGCGATATTACACAAAGTTCGTTCGCTTTTACAATTGACTCGGATACGTGGAGCGAGGACCGCAGCACGCGAACAATTACCAAGGTGGGCAAATTATTAGACACGTCGGCGGTTACATACCCAGCCAGCCCGACGGCATCAGTCTACGCGCGAAACATGGCAGAGGCGGCGCAGGAAGTGGAGGAATTAAAAGACGAACAGGTAGCAGTTGAACCCGTAGAGGAAAAGCGCGCAGAACCTGAAACGATAAAAACAGAACCGCGTAACTTTACGCAAAACATTACAAAGATGACTTTAAACGATTTGAAAGGCCAGCGCAATGCGAACTATGAAGAGTTTGTTGCAATCGGCCAAAAGGCGGACAGAGAGGGCCGCGTTATGACAGAAGCAGAGCAGGAGCGATGCGATAAGCTTGACAGCTTAATGCAAGACCTTGACGTTAAGATTAAGCACAAAACACGCGAGCAGGATATGGTTGCACGAATGGCGCAGAGCGGTACAGCCGGCGCATCCGAGCAACGCGAAGTTGAGCGCGTAAATAGTTCTTTCAGCTTAAGCCGTGCAGTAGCTGCCGTTGCCAACGGTCGAAACTTGGAAGGTGCAGAAGCAGAGTGGGCAAGTGAAGCAAGCAAGGAGGCACGAAGCCAAGGCCTGCAAATGGCTGGACAGATTGCAATTCCTTCAGTGGCTTTGCGTGCTGGAGCTGCTGACGACTTCCAAGCAGGAAGCGGCGACGGTTCAGGATTTGTTCCAACTGTTGTACCTGCTGCAATCGAAGCACTGCGCGCGCCTACCGTATTGGAAGGACTCGGCACAACAGTAATTCGAAACGCTACAGGTAACTTGCAGTTTCCACGTGTAAGCGCTAAGGCCGCAGGTACAGGTGAAACAGAAGTTTCAGCCGATGCAGGTTCAGGCATGGAAATGGATGACGTTACTTTGTCACCGCAACGAGTTGCAGCCAACACCAAGTACAGCAAGCAATTGATTTTGCAGGGCGGTGCAGAGGTAGATGCTTTGATTGCTAACGAATTGGCCGCAGCTATGAACGCCTATGTTGATACAACAGCCTTCGCCGCTATCATGGCATCGACTGCTGTAAACCAGTCGAATGTTGCTGATGGCGCTTTGACTGCTGCAATGGTTAACCTGATGGAAACGGACGCACTTGCAGAGGGTGCAAACCTTGCAGGCGCTTCGTACGTTATGAGCGCAGGCGCTTACGGCCTTTCAAAGGCATTGGCGCAGGTTGCGAACGTTAACCCACTTTGGGAGAATGGCCGCTTCAATATGTACAACGCCGTTGCTACGCCATACCTCGCTAACGGATTTTTAGAGGACGGAACAACAGCAGCAGCGGGAGCGCTTTGCTTTGGTAACTTCCAACAGGGCGGAATCCTTGCCTACTTTGGTGGCATTGATTTGCTAGTTGACCCGTACAGCGACGCAGGCACTGCACAAATTGCATTGCACGTGAACCGATTCTTCGACTTCGATTTGCGACAGCCAAAAGCGTTGTCCATTGCGAAGCACTTGAATGCTTGATTTGGTTAGGTTATAGTTTGGTGAAAGGGGGGCTTCGGCCCCTCTTTTTTTTGTCCTGTAACCCCAGTAAACAAAGGGTAAACCAAAAAACATTTAAAATAAATACGAAAAAACTTGCGTAGAAAGAAAAGGTTACCGTATCTTTGAGACATCAAACGAAACAAAAACAGAGCAATCATGACAACAGCATTCGGAAATATTAAATTTACAAAGACGATACCGCAGGGTGGTGATGGCTGTTACGAATGGCTTGGCGAGAATGTTCGAATTTACAGAACGGGCGGGATTGATTGCCGAGGACATTTTACATACAACCTCGGAAGTTATGAGGTCGAAGTAAAAAATAATGTAATGGCTACCGATATAAAAACGCTAAAGGCAGCTAAAGAGGTCGCTATATACTATGCATCAAAGTAAAAACGAGCCCGAATGGTTTCAAGAGGTGCTTGACCGCACCGAACAAACCGAATCCTTCCTCCTGTCTTAACAGCCCCTCACGGGGCTTTTTTTTTAGCCGTATTTTAGCGACATGATGACCGTAGAAATAACAGGCGCGCCCGACCTCGACAGCATTATAACCGTGGCACAGCTAAAGGAGCATTTGCGAGTAGACCACACAGACGAAGACACGTTAATCGAGGCGCTGAGAGATGCAGCAATAGCGTGGATTGAAGACGTATGTAATACGCGCCTTGGCGATGTTGACGCCGTTGGTTACATCGATTACTTTTACAACGTTCGTTTTCCAATCGGCCCGGTTAACTCCATTGCATCCGTGACGTATTTGGACACGGCAAACGCAACGCAAACGCTGCCAGCCGCTAAATATTGGTTTGACATAAAAACCAAAAGCGCGCGCATTACGTTCGACAATACGCCCGACCTATACGACGACACTTTTAACGCGGTGCAGGTGAATATGAACGTCGGTTATCCGGAGGCCGATATTCCACAGCCGCTTGTTCATGGCATTCGTTTGCTGGTTGGTCATCTCTACGAAAACAGGCAAACCGTAACCGCGCACAAAATGCACGAATTGCCGTTAGGTATTTATAGCATCATTTCACCATATAGAAACGTTACAAGCGTATGAGATTTGGCACACTTGACAGGCGCATAACGATAGAGCGCGCCACCTTAACGCTGAACGATTACGGGGAGCGCGCCGAAACTTGGACGACCTTGGCCACGGTTTGGGCAGAGGTAAACTATAGGCCAGGAAGTGGCAGCGAAACAATTGAAAGCGACCAAGTTTTTGCAGTGCAGCGCGTGCGCTTTGTTATCCGTTACAGTAGCACGGTTAGCGACGTCAAGCCAAGCGACCGTGTAAGCTACAACGGCCAACTGTATCAAATTGAAGCGGTGCAGGAAATCGGACGCGCCGAGGGCTTGCGACTGGTAACCACGTCAACGGGTGAATAATGGGAACAATTTCCGAAAGATTAGAAAGGCCAAGGGGTGCAGGCGGCGGCGGTGGTGGTGCGTTGCCTGTTGCGCAGGTTGACGGATTGGAGCAGGTTTTAAAAAAGATAAACAAGGCTATCCGGTGGAATGAGGAAGACAAAAAACAACTGCGCAAAATCAACCGCCAAGTCGTTAGCATATACGTCAGGAATTTGAAGCGCGGCAGTAATCGCATAATTGACGCACAGAAGACTATAAAGGTAAAAGGTAGGGATGACATCAAGCCGGGTACTTTGAGGCGCTCAGTGGGCACGTGGACGCCTGAGAAAGGAAGCACGAAAGTTTTAGGCGGGCCAAAGTACAAAGGCGGCAGCGGAAAAGCCCAAAGCAATAATGATGCATGGTTTGCGCATATCGTGGAGGAAGGCGATTTTTCGCACTACTTTGGCGGCAAAAATAAAAGCCATCCAAATTATAAGAAATTTGAAAAGGCGAAAAAAGCAACTCAAGCAAGAATGCAAAGGATGCTATTAAATAAGTTACGAGCAGAATTTGAACGCTTCATGTCATGATAGTAGGAAAAGCAATTTACAACCTGTTAGTGTCAAACGCCGATTTGCGTGCAATCGTTGACACGCGCATTTTTCCGGAAGTAGCGCAGCAGGACGCAGCACTGCCTTACGTCGTTTACAACGTGAGCAACAACGAACCCAGCGACACGAAGCGCGAGCCGTCTAAGATGGACACGGCACAAATTGAGGTTAATTTATTTTCGACCAGTTACACCGAGTGCATTGATATGGCGACGCACGTACGGGCTGCGCTTGACCGTGTAACGGGCACATATTCGGGCGTGAATGTTCAAAGCATTCAATACCTAAGTGAAATAATTGACTTTGACGAAGCGCAGAGAACTTACAACATATCGGCAGATTATGACGTGCGAATAAGTCGCAGCGATTTCGAAATAGCACAGGGCAGCCCAATTACAGGGGTAACACTTGGCCAACTCTCCGACGTTGACACCACAGGCGTAACCGATGGCCAGGTGATTGCATACGATGCAGCAGCGCAGGAATGGCAACCAGCAGACGACGCGGGCGGCGTTACTGAGTTGGGGCAGTTGACAGATGTCCAATTCGGTCAGGGCGGCCCCGAAACGGGCGAGCTATTGAAGTACGACGGCAGCGAATGGACAAACGACAGCATCGTTAAAAGTGAGATAGGACTTGGTAACGTGGACAACACCAGCGACGCAAATAAACCCGTCAGCACGGCCACGCAAACCGAACTAAACGCCAAGGCAAACAGCGCAGACTTTAGCAACGTGGACAACACCAGCGACGCGGATAAGCCAGTGAGCACGGCAACACAAACGGCACTAAACGCAAAGGCCGATACTAGCGCCGTACCTACGGATTTAAACGACTTGAGCGACGTTACAATAGTCGGCACACCGGCAGGAAATCAGGCGCTAATTTATGACGCTACAGCGGGCGCGTTCAAATCGCAGGTGAGTTATACCAACCGTTTTGAAGATGAGGTTGAAACGGGAAAAGATATGCCCTCGATATTTGCAGAACGCGCCTATAGTGTCAAAGGCGAAGGTGACGGGGTTTTCATCGACCCCGAAAGCGACACGCCAACAGCGGGCAAAGTAATCGTGCGAAAGATTTACCACAAAACGGGATTCATTACAGACGCCGACGTTATCGGTGACTATACTTTGATTCACACCTTTGCGGACGATACAGCTTACGCGGATACCGTTGCGACCTTTGAAGGCTTTGAAGATGGCGCAACTTATGGCGTGCCACCGTTCACGTTGCTGCAAACATGGGAGGAAATAGAGCCTTCGACGTACTTGCTTGACCAATCTTATGGAAGCGGAGCAGCGGCGGCATACTCAACGCGTCAACTTCGATTCGCTCAAACCGACTGCATGGTAATTCGCAGGGCATCGGATAGCACGACCACCACGATAGGCTTTGACGGTTCAGGAAACATAGACGAGGCAGCTATTGAAACGTTTTGCACGGGCACAACCTGCACGGTTCAAACTTGGAAAGACCAATCAGGCAACAGTTTTGACTTTTCAGAAAGTAATACTAACATCCAACCACTTATCTATGATTCGGGAGAGATTTTTAAGACAAACGGCAAACCTTCAATAAACTTTACAACAAGTGATATTAGGTTAACAAATACGAATTCGATTGTTGATTCTGCTTCTAATATGTGGGTCAGTTGGGTTGCGCGTAGAGATTCAGCAAACGAACAAGATGTCAACCGCGGATTATTTGACACTTTTGGAGATCGTACTGTTTTTGACACAAGCACAGAGGGGTGGCTGTATGATGGGAATTATAGTGGTAACCCTTTTAATTACAATAATTTACGCAGGAACGCCTTTTTAGACTTGCAAGCAGGATCGGGCAACGCATCCGCCTATTTAGACGGTGTTTTGTGGGATACCGATACCTATACTGCAAGCGCAATAAAAACAACGAGTCATCTTGGCTTTGGAGGTTCAGGATATATGAAGGGAGACTTGCAAGAGTTTATTATATGGACGAACAATCAATCTTCAAACCGTACCAGCATTGAAGAAAACGTAGGCGACTACTTCACACAAAACACGCCACTGCTTGACACGTATTCAGGTGCGGCGGCGGCGTACTCTTTGAGGCTTTTGGATTCGACGTATACCGGTTCAGCTATCCGGGTCCGTAGGTCGTCAGACAACACCGAGCAGGATATTGGATTTAACGTATTCTCAGAGCTGGATACGGTGAGCCTTGCGGCCTTCGCAGGTACTGGTAATGCCTTCGTAAAGACTTGGTACGACCAAAGCGGAAACAGCAACGACGCGACGCAGACGACGGCGGCGAATCAGCCAAAGATTTACGACGGGACTACGGGGGTGGTGACGGAGAACGGAAAACCTGCGGTGCAATGGACAAGCAGTTCAATGAACCTTATCGGCACGCCATCAGCAGCAATTCCGCAACCCTATACACTTTTAGCGGTCGCGTCGAATGATGATTATACAGCATTAGCGGGTATTGCGGATATAAGTCAAGGTTTTTGGCTTGGCTCGCATTACAGAGATGGAGGGAAGAATATAATTAGATTCGGAACTGAAGTTTATGGGTCGGCTTCTACGCCAAACCAGTCTATTTACTACGGACTAGGAGATGGTACAAGTAGCAAATTAGCCGTCAATGGCACCATAGAAGCAACAGGCAACGCAGGAACTTTGGATTTGACAAGGTTCGGCATAGGTGCGACATTTGGATATTTGGGCTACATACAAGAGGTCGTTTATTACCCGTCCGACGAATCTACCAACCGCACGAACATCGAGAGCAATATCAACACCTTTTATAGTATCTACTAATGGCGCAGTATATAATCGTACTTCCCGAAGGAACACTAACAAGCGAACACCGAGCCAAAGCCATCACGCGCGAATTGTACAATATCACAGCGCCGTTGGTTATGCAAGAACCCTATCAAAAAGACGGGACGGTGTTCGGAGTTATCGAACACCCTGACGGAATCCAATTCGCTTTGCAGGTGGATACGGAATACAATATTCCCGTCAGCCCTATGGCGACGCTTGAGAAGCTCATCACGCTAATGCTCGAATTGAGCGAGGTAGAAATCCGACAACTTTCCAGCTACGTACTTAATGCGCAATCCTTCCCGTTTGGGGCAATCGTTCCTAGCACTACGACGGTAAGAGATGATGCGTATATGATTGAGAACGGATGGTTTCCCGAAACGCCTGAAGGTGAAATTTAAAAGCAGTAAATTGCACGCATGAAGGTAACCATACAAAAACCATACAACAAAAACGGCTGGAAATGGTCAGCGGGCAAAGTTGTAGACGTTTCCAATAAGTTTGCCGCAAAACTTAAAAAAGGCGGGTATTTAGATAAGCCCGAAAAAAAAGAATCAAAAAAAATTAAAGAGTAATGGCACAAACAACAGGCATAATTAACTCGTCGAGCATTCGGGTTTTTCTCGGAACTACAGACGACAGCGAGGTAGTAATTGACCACGTAACAGAGTGCAGCATTTCCATGACCACGGATATGCGCGATATAACCACCAAGACAAGCGCGGGTTATCGTGAACTTTTGCCCGGTTTAAAGTCAGCCAGCATGAGCGTGAGCGGCCTTTTTGCAGAGGATGCCACCAACGGTTACAACCAACTTATCGACCACCAACTTGCAGGCGATAAGCTTTTTGTAATCTTCACAAATACGGGAGGCGGAGCAACTGCAAACGCAGGCGACGAGCAGTTTGATATTGAAGGTTACATCTCAAGCCTTGAGCAAACCGCAGGCGTAGAAGACAACGTTGGCTTTTCTATGACTATCGAAGTAACGGGCACAGTTGTACGTGAGGTGATTGCGTAATATCTTTGCCACATGGTAGAGATAAAACTAGACGGTAAAACATTCCCAATCCGTGCAACGATGCGCGCTTGGCGAAAGTTTGAAGATGCGACAGGTAAAAAGGTGGCAGACGTTGACAGCAACGACGTTACTTTGATTCCTGAGCTGGTTTATTATTTTGTGCAGGAGGGTTGCAAAAGCCAAGGCATGGCGTTTGAAATGGACGTTGATGATTTCTTTGGTATGATAGAAATATCAGACTTGCAAAAACTCAGCGAAGCCGTGGCCAAAGTCATGGGCGGCACACAAAAAAAAACAAAGGCCAAGGCAAGCCGTTGACGTGGGATGAAATTGAAGAAATGGGGTTGGGCCAGTTGCGCCTAACCCCTTTTTTGCTTTATGGTTTGACGTTCTCAGAGTTTGGCAACGCTATGGCGGGCCACTACAAAGAAATCGAAGAAAGAGAAAAAGCGGAATGGGAGCGCACGCGGTGGCTTGCAGCTATCACAATAAACCCACACGTAAAGAAAAGGATAACGCCAAAAGACTTGGCATCCTTTCCATGGGAGAAGAAAGAAAAGGCCGCCGATGGAATTGGTATCTTGCGACAGTTAGCAAAGTAACAGCATGGCAAAATTAGGCGATTTAATTGTAAGAGTTGGCGCGGATACCACGCCACTAAATACGGCACTTGGAAACGTTACCCGCACCATGCGGCAAAGCACGGGCAACATCCAAAAGTTAGGCCGTAATATGAGCATGGCGATAACTGCGCCACTGGTTGCTATAGCTGCAACCTCATTCCGTACTGCTGCAACCTTCGAGCAATCAATGGCCAAGGTTAAAGCCGTTTCGGGTGCAACCGCTGCCGAGTTTGAAAGCCTAGAAAATAACGCCAAAGAGTTAGGACGTACAACGCGATTCACAGCAAGCGAGGTAAGCGCCTTGCAGTTGGAATTTGCAAAGCTTGGTTTTTCCGCACAAGAAATTACAGAGGTAACAGAAGCCACTCTAAACCTTGCACAGGCGACAGGTTCAGACCTTGCACAAAGTGCAGAGGTAGCGGGTGCAACGCTGCGCGCGTTTGGTTTGGATGCATCAGAAACCAGCCGCGTCACCGATGTAATGGCCGCAAGCTTCAGCACCTCGGCGCTGGATATTGATAGTTTCCAGGATTCCATGAAATTTGTTGCGCCTGTTGCCAAGGCTGCCGGCGTTTCATTGGAGGAAGCCACGGCGATGCTTGGACAGCTTGCCAATAACGGTATCAAAGGCAGCACGGCGGGCACGTCACTGCGTAGGATATTGCAAGAAATTGCGGGCAGCGGTCAGCCATTTGCCGAGGCTATGAAAAAGAGCGCCGACGAGGTTATAAACTTGGCCGACGCAAAGGATGAGGTAGGCCGTACGGCTTCGAGTGCGTTTCTTGTTTTAAAGGAAGGCATGGGCGATGTGCAAGGACTAACGACAGAGCTACAAGGTGCGACAGGTGCGGCGGCGGCAATGGCCGCAATCATGGACGACACAGCCGAGGGCGCAATGAAACGGATGCAGTCGGCAATCGAGGGGGCGCAGATAGAAATAGGCACGGCGCTTGCTCCTATCATGATAAAATTGGCGGGCATTGTTGCCGACTTAGCGCAGAAGTTTAGCACGATGAGCGACGGCGGGCAAGCTATGGTTTTCGCATTGTCTGCCGTGTTTGGTGCAATTGGCCCGGTGCTTGCATTGTTGCCAAGCTTTACAGCAGGATTGAAGGCGGCTAAACTTGCTTTTGCTTCTCTAAATATGACAATGCGCGCCAACCCCTTCGGCGTGGTTGCAACGGCCATCGGTTTGGTTGTTGGCGCGGTTATCATGTTGAACAATGCAAGCAGCGAAGGCAGCAGCAAGGTGGACGACCTGAAGAAAAGCCTAGGCGGTTTAGATTTAAAGCAGCAAAAGGCAGCAATTGAAGGCGCGGCAACATCTCAGAAAGCATACGTTGAACAACTCAAAGAGGAACGCGATACAATTTTAAAACTCGCGCCATATAAAAGACACGCAAACAGTGGAGCGGGCCGAGACTTGAAGAGACTCGAAAAAGCATTAGAAACAGCAAACGCGGATTTAACGACAATGCTGAGCCTAGAGGAAGGAGTAGCATTGAAGCTGAAAGCAGTAGGAGCAGAGGCGAGCGGCGCAGGCGATACCATTGTAACACTTGCAACAGATACCAAGACGACAACCACAGAAACGCGTCAGCTCGACCAAACGTTAGGGTATTTATTCAATACGCTTGAGGAAACACCAAACGAAAACATATGGCAACCAACGGAGGAAGGTGCAAAGGACTTAACGCAGACGCTTGGCCACTTGTTTAACAAGCTTGAACAAATGCCGAGCCTAACCGAACCACTGACACAGGCCGAGCAGGATTTGCAAGACTTTAATAATAGCGTAACTCAAGCGGTAGAAGGTGCAGCACAAAGCGCGGCCATTGGTTTTGGTATGATGTTGGGTGAAGGCATTGCCACCGGCCAAGGCATGAAAGGCGTGGGCGCTATGTTGTTGGGCGTCTTTGCAGATTTAGCCATTCAATTAGGCACGTTGGCAATTGGTTACGGTATTGCCATAGAACAAATTAAAATTGCATTAGCGTCATTGGCTGGCCCTGTTGCAATTGCCGCAGGGATTGCGCTTGTTGCATTGGGTGCAGGACTTAAAGGAGCAATAGCCAAAAAAGCCGAAAGCGCGGGCGTTCCAGCCTTTGCCGATGGCGGAATAGTTTCAGGCCCGACGCTTGGCCTTGTGGGTGAATATCCCGGCGCAAAAACTAACCCGGAGGTAATTGCACCACTTGACAAATTGCGCGGTATGTTAGGCGGGCAAAATGTACAGGTAACAGGCAAGATTTCAGGCCGTGATATATTATTAACGAGCGAAATGAGCAGTATAGACCGTAACCGAGTAAGGGGATACTAATGAGCACAATAAGATTTTATGGAGAGTTTCGGGATGAACTTGGCACAGACTGGCGCATTAATTTGCACGACACTGATTTTGTTGGCACAACGTACGAGATAACCCTAGGCGGTGAAGGTTTTCAATTGCGTTATACAGGCGACAGCGAAAACCGTTTTCAACCTGTTATAGGTTCATCGGTTACATTCAGCGTTTTGAATGATGGCGGACAATTTGAAACCTTTTTAAATACTGTTTTTCCTGCTGCTGAGGAAGGGCGAATGCAGGTTGAAATTCGCAAAGACCCGGACGGCTTAAATACATTGTATTGGGCGGGAATCATAGCGGCGGAACAGATAGAGCAGGAGGATGCACCAGCGCCGAATATCGTAAACATAACCGCGTCCGATGATATAGCAAACCTCAAAGAAACGCGATTTATTCCGCCTGCTGTACCCTATCCATTACGCGCCACGGTGATACAAATATTTAACCAAATGCGCACAACGAGCCTGTGGGGAAACAGCGCGGCTTTTTTAAGATATGTGAACGATGTAGAAATGGAAGACTACACGGGCACGGATTGGTTTAAAGATGTGACGACGTACAATTTGATGGTAACCAATGATAGTAAAATTTACGATGGAGCACGCGGGCACAATAGCTTTGAAATTTTAGAAAGTCTTGCATTGTCGCTGAACGCGCGAGTGTTTCAGGCTGCCGGGCATTGGTGGTTTCTACCTGTAAACTGCCATTTGCGGGCGAGCGAAGGCGACAACTGGACGAGCGATTTAAAGCAGGTTAATTTATCTGGTAATGCGGTGACATTGACCACGGGCGAAGTATCTGAATTATCTGCGGAATATGTTACCGAAATAGATGACGATTTTACCAAAATGGCAGGCGGTACAATCAGCAATTTACCGCCTTATAAAAGCGTGCGGCGGGTAAGGCGATACGATGGCAATGATTACATTTTTAGCGATTACACGACAGGCATAACCACGGGCGACAACGTTACGTTTTCAGATACAGACCGCACATATATTCAAAATTTACAGTTCACGCTTGGCGGCAGTTGTCAAATTTTACTGCCTGCGCAATCGTACGAAAATAACCCTTTCAACAATGCGGTGGTGCAGGTGCAGATGACAATACAATGCGGCACACTGTATTACACAAATGCGGGTTGGACTTCTACACCGGGAGAACGCACGCAAGGCATTGCAAACTTCCAACGCGGGGAAGGTCTTGACGCGGCTTTGACATGGGGCGTCACTACTGACGAATTGCCCAGCCAACAGGAGGGAATCGATATAACCATACAGATTAGAATCATTCAAATTGGGGTTGATGTTACAAGCGACTACACCAGCACCGGGCAAATGATTTTAATTAGTCACCTAAATTTACAAGACGACCAAGGACTGCTTGGCGATGGTCTTTTATATGAAGCACAAACCAGCTTGAATAATAAATTAGTCAGCGACCAAGGCGAGGCGCTGCATGGTGACCCACAAGCCACAATTAGCGGCGTAAATTTTCAAGTCCTTTATGGTGCTTTTATCATTGACGGATTAGACAATCAATATACAAGCAGCCAAACAACAACCGCAGTACCCTTGCACCGTCTTGGCGTTGAGGAAGCAATGGCGGCGGCGCAGTTTCCTATACCAATAAAGCGCGGCCAAATTTATGGGCGTTTGTTTGAGATGTGGCAAACGATAAAGGAAGGCACCGAATACTTTGCACCGTTTTGCTTTGATGTAGTTATGAACGCACGCCAAAGCAATGTGCAGCGATGGCAATTGGATTTTGACGCTACTAATATCACTTCAAACGAGTTGATTTTAGAAAACGACAACGACACGTTACAGACGTCTATGTTAGCCACAAACGTCGTCGAAGGCGTGGGCACAGTATCGGAACAGGTGCGGCAATTGCGTGCGGGTGAATTAAGCAGCTTCAGCGACGTTAGGACAATTTCAAACCGTAGCGGGTCAAATAATTATATACTACAGCACGACACGCACATATTCAATAACTGGATAGGTGGCAACGGCAGCGGAAATTTGTATTTGCCCCTTGTGGCCAACAGCGAAGGGCGAACGATACAAATACATAGTGATGCGACCATTGCAGCCAATAAATTTGTGAAACTGCTGCCAAATGTTACGGATACAAGTGCAACAATAGACGGCGCAACGAGTTACAACTTCGACCGTGCTTACGACGGCATTACTATCTTGTGCCATAATTCGAATTGGTATATCATACAGAAAAAAGAGAAGTGATGGATTGGGAAATTGTTGCAATCATATTGCCAGTTGTGGCGGGTTTGGTAGGTGTATGGGTAAACCTTAACAGCACGGTGGCACGCCTAAAAAGCCGGGTGATTCAGTTGGAACTAGACAGCAACGAGATAAAGAGCGACATGAAGGAACTACTGGCCAGCGTCCACAAAATCGAGTTAATGCTTGCAAAGCTGCAAAAATGATTTGGATTATATTAGCGACCATTACCGTCAACGTCATATATAAGGCCCGCGAGTACGGCAGGGCAGATGTTGCCGACCTCATTATATTGATTGCCGCCTGCGCACTGTTATGGAACTAAGGTATTTCCGCTTCGAAGAATTTGATTGTAAGTGCAAGAAATGCCGCACTAATTCGGAGGGCCTTGGTATCGATATAATGGACATGGATTTTTTAATGATGCTGGACGACGCCCGCCACAAAGCTGGCGTGCCGTTTCGGATTAGCTCGGGCGTAAGATGCAGCGCACACAATCGGGCGAGCGGCGGGAAAAAGGACAGCGCACACCTTGACGGCTTGGCGGTTGATATTGTATGCAGTGACAGCAGGACGCGCGGGTATATGATTGGCGCACTTTACGAGGCGGGATTTAATAGGATAGGTATTCACCCGGATTTTTTGCACGTGGATGACGACCCGGCGAAAGATGCCGACGTAGTATGGCTATATGATTAACAAGATACGCCCACGGATCAACGCGCAGCAAAAGAAAGCGCTGGACTATCTTAGGACAAAAGAAAAGCGCATTTTAGTAATTGGTGACCTGCATTGCCCTTTCGAGAAGGCTGGATATTGGGAATTCTGCGTTGATACTTACGACCGGTATGCGTGCAATCAAGTTATTTTCATAGGCGATTTAATTGACTCACACGCAACCAGCAGGCACGAAACAGATCCGAATGGTCTGAGTGCAAAGACAGAACTAGAGCAGGCAATTGCAGACCTGCAAAAATGGCGGGAAGCTTTTCCCGTTGCGGATGTAATAATTGGCAATCACGACCGGGTAGTAATGCGCCGGGCGTTTAGTTCATCAATTCCAAATATGTGGATCAAGTCCTTTAATGAAGTGTTGGGCACGTCGTGGAACTGGACAGAGCGCGTAGAATATAACGGCGTGCAATTCGTGCATGGGGAAGGTGGAACAGCGCGCACAAAGGCAAAGAACGACCTACAAAGCACGGTGCAGGGGCACATACACACACAGGCTTATGTTGAGTGGATGGTAGGGTAATAATATGAAGCTTTTCGGTATGCAGGTAGGTTGCGGCCTTGACCGCGAAACGTACGCGGCTGCATATGCTAAGCACTACAAAAAGCAGGCGATAGGTTGCGGCGTTGTTATCGGAGGGCACACGGCGATCAATTGTTTGATGCCGCTTTAATACCTTGCACTAAATTTTAATATTATGGGAGAGTTAATACAGACATATTGGGCCGAGATTCTTTTGGCGCTTATGGCATTCGTGAAGGTCATTGTAAACCTGACACCAACGGAGGCGGATAACAAAGTATTTGGCTGGCTTGACACGCTAATAAGCGCAATCGTTAGCGACAGGCGAAAGGAACGCCGAGAAGCGCGAAAAAATGACTAACTTAGCCGCTAGGGTTGTTTCCTAGTTTGTTTCATAGAGATTGATTTAAAGAGCCTCCAAACGTGGGGGCTTTTTTTGTGCCCTAAAAAAAATCAAAGTTTTTTACGAAAAAGCTTGCGTAACGAAATAAGTTGCGTATCTTTACAGCATGACAAACGCAAACAACACTACAGCAAACGAACGGAAGAGCATTCAACGAATCATTCAAGGCGGTTACGTTGGACAAGATTGCAAGATTGGACGCACTTCGTACCGAGTGACAAAAAACAAAGCAGGATATGAAGTAAAAATCGGTAAGCAGACACGCGGACTCGGTTTTTATGGTGAGCCATTGCGATTTACTGTGCGAACAATACAAGTTGGATTGTAATGTGGCGCGAAGGATACGACTACCCAGCAGACGACGAAGACGAAGGCCGTGACTTTTTTGAAGAGGCCGACGAACAACATGACAAATACCAAGACGAAAAACTAGACCAATGAACAAACCTATTTGCGTGCGCTCTAGCGTACAAGTAACAGCCCCGACGTCATTTAATCAATGGCAGCAAGACCTAGCCGATGAGCGCGAGTTTTTGCGCCTAATTGACAAAATGAAAATGCACCTAAAGCAAAACCGAGAAAAATGAGTAACACCGATGAACTTCGGGCGCTGTCTGCGAAATACGATATGCACCCAGACCATTTCCACAAAGACCCGCGCGGCTTCGTCATTATGACGCGCAGAGGCGTCGAGCATTTACAAGCCAAAATAAAGGCCACAGTGCGCTTTTCTACCGTAGCGGAATACTCAGACCCAAAGGAGGGGAGATATTGCATTAAAGCCTACGCAAAATGCGAAATAGGGCAAGTAGAAACGTTTGGTGAAAGCAGCAAAGCAAACAACCGCAACGCTTACCCGATTGCCATGGCTGAAAAACGGGCTTTATCGCGTGCCATTTTGAAGCTCGCAGGCTTTTACACTGCTGGCGTATATGGCGAAGACGAAATTGACGAATGAACCTCGACGAATTCTTTGACAGCGTAGAGGCTGACCAAGCCGCACACGTGGAAGACGTCAAGGACTACGCTTTGCACTTGCTCAGCACGTCCACAATGAAGGACGACGATGACGGGTTAGAGGATGAAATAATAGACACAGACCCAACGCCAAGCCGCTGGCGTGAGATATTCGAGCGGCTACGATTAAACCAGTTGCGTGCAATCGACTTGCCTAACTGTTCACAAACTGAATTCACTAAATCTTATAAAAAACATGGAATTAATAATTGAGGGAGTTATTAAGCGCGTTTGTAAACCGATGGAATTTGAAAGCGGCTTCAGGAAGTGCGAAGTGCACGTTGAAATCCAAGATGGAAAATATCCGCAGACTTTGGCGCTGGAGTTTCTGAAAGACGACGTAGACGAAGCCGTAGCATTGCCAGAAGGCAAGACAATCAAAGCCCGGTGCAACGTACGCGGCAGCGAATGGCAAAAGGACGACACGCAGCCGATGCGCGTATTCATGTCTTTAGTGCCTTGGAAGTATGAAATTTTAGAAGCTGGAGCGCAGCCAGCACCAACCCAACAACCTGCAAAAGATGGCGGAAATTTCCCTTTCTGATGTGCGGTATATCGTTAAGCTACCAAAGCAAAACACGCGCGTAACGTTTGAGAACTACGGCAGCTTTGCCAAGTACGTCGAGGACCTGCGCACCAAGCAAATAAAACATGAACTTCACATTGAATACGATGAATCTCAGACAGTTTATAAAGCAACATTACAAGACGGTCGGCAGGTGCGCGGATGATCTTGGTGTAACTCGTCGCACGGTCGAAAATTACTGTTTTCGTAATCCGTCCGGGATATTGAAACACAGCGGGCAAATTATACAGCTGGATGGCGTCGAGCCTTTGCAGTTGTTCGACGCGGTAGCCGCGTCCATGGAGCAAATTAATGAAAACAAAAACCCAAACAATCAAACAAATGTTTAACCTTTCACAACATTCGGGCGCGAATAAAATCACGCAACAACGACACCAAGTAGTTCAAACTCGCAGTTACAGCATGTTTAAATACATGAACGGCAACCGCGCACTTAGCGAACAAAACATTCGCGCAATCATGCACCAGATACAGCAGCATGGGCAACAACAGCCTATAATTGTAAATGAAAAGTATGAAATCATTGACGGCCAGCACCGACTAGAAGCGTGCAAAAGATTGAAAAGGCCAGTATTATTTTACAAGAAACAAGGCGCAACGATTGAGCATGTGATTAGTACAAACGTAGTCGGTAAAAAGTGGACGACCTTAGATTATTTTAACCGTTTCGCCAGCGAAGGCAATGAAAATTATAAGCGCGGCCTAGAATTTATAGAACACGCACAAAAGAACGGTTTTTCGCAAACGGCGGCAATTAATATTATGGGAGGAAGTCACCGAAAACTAGCCATGTGCGCCGACGGTGAAATTCGATATAAACATCCCAGCAACGTTGATAAAAAAAATGAACTTTATGACGTTGGCAACGCTATGCAATTGGGTCATTTCAAATGCCCACAGATGCACGATCTGCAACAAATTATGGATGCAATTCGGCTTTTTGAAGCGTTTCCGTTCATTAAAACAAAGACGTTTGTCGCGGCTTTTTTGCGTGTTTTACGCGTAGATGGATTTGACCCACAACGATTAAAGGAACGCGCACTTCGTTACCCTAGTATGTTTACGCACGAACCAAATGCAAAGCGTTATTTAGAAATGTTTGATAAGGTTTATAATTACCGGTCCAAGAATAAACTGGCTTTGCTGCATTTGGCATGAAGCGCACAGGCATCTGGATACCGCTAGAGATTTGGGAGCTGGACCTCGCGCCGATGGATCGCGTTCTATTGGCCGAGGTTGCCAGCTTCGCGGAAAATGGAAAGGCGTGTTTCATGACCAACGCCAAATTAGCCGAGGCGCTCGGCATTAGCGAAGACCGTACCCGGAAGATTATATACAGACTGATTCAAAGCGGCCACCTCAAAAGGGGGGTGGTTGCTAACGGACAGGGTGGGCACAAACGGACTTTAGGGTGGGCGCAAACGGACAGGGGGGTGGTTGCTAACGGACAGGGGGGTGGGCGCAAACGGACACGTACAAATCAACTTACAAAACAAATTACTAAAACACTACAAAACAAGGGGGAAAAATTTTCGATAGTACTTCCATGGCAGACAGAAGCCTTCACAGCCGCATGGTCCGAGTGGCTAGAGTACAAGAAAACAGAACACCGATTCACCTACAAATCGCCCAAAAGCGAACAGCGGGCACTAATCAAACTCCAAAATGAACACACTGAAGAAACAGACGCAATCGACGCAATTCATACAGCAATTGCAAACGGATGGAAAGGCTTGGTATTTAACTCACCCAAAGGCGGGGGAGCTAACCGCAGGCGAGCGGATAACCTTGAAAGAGATGTCAACCGCAAAAAGCTTGCAGAATTTGCAAGAACTGGACGTGTCACGCCTGACAATCGAAATGGCTTTTAAGGGCACAAACGTGCGCACGGCATTGGTATGCGACGAAGCACCAACACGGGCGGCACTCATTGGAATGCTTACCGGTTGCGTGAAGTACATAGACGCCAACAAGACGCTTACAGAGCCTGAACACATTGCAATGACGGTGAATGAATTGGTTCAGATGTTTCCAACCTTCACGCTTGAAGATTGGCGCTTGTGCTTGCACATGATGAAAAAAGAACACTTTGGAAACTATTGGGAGCGCCTAAAGGTGGCGCAGTTTGTCGATTGCTTCACCAAGTACGACCAACTGAAGCAGCCAGTAGTTCAGACGATACGAGAGAACGAACGCAAAGAGGCCGAGCGGATGCAGCAGGAAGCCATGAGGCATTTAAAGCCCGAATACGCCACCGAAATCAACCCAGTGGCCGCAAGGGTACACCCAGCGGATTGGATGGCAGGAACGAACCGCCTAACGTACACAGAGCGCGAAGAGATGCAGAAACGACAGAAGCAAAGCAATGATTGAACTACACAACGTGGATTGCATGGAATACCTTGCAACGCTGGAGGACAACGCATTCGAGCTGGCTATTGTCGACCCTCCTTATGGAATAGGCGAAGACGGAGCAAAAAACCATTCGAGAGGTTCAAAATATAAAGCCACGCAATACAAGGCAAAAAATTGGGATAAAGAACCTGTAAATAAAAACGTTCTTACCGAAATTCAAAGATGCTCAAAAAACCAAATTATTTGGGGCGCAAATCATTTCGCCAATGAATTTAACAGTAGTTCCAGCGGTTGGATAGTTTGGGATAAGATGGAGAAAACGAACGACTTTAGTACTTGCGAATTAGCTTACACTAGCTTCAATAGAGGATTACGCAGATACAAATTTCTGTGGTCAGGCTATTGGCAGGGGGACATGAAAAACAAAGAGAAACGAATCCACCCAACACAGAAACCCGTGAAGCTATACGAATGGTTGCTAATGAACTACGCAAAGGAGGGCGACCGCATACTTGACACGCACCTCGGAAGCGGTTCAATCGCAATTGCCTGCCATAACCTCGGCTTTGATTTGGTCGGCTGCGAATTGGACGCGGATTATTTTGACGCGGCAAAGAAACGCCTCCAGCAGCACCAATCACAACTAAGAATACCAATGCAATGACACCGATAGAGCAATTTTGGGCGGACCTGATGGATTCACGCCGCTACGCTATAACAGAAGTTTACGGCGCGGAATGTGCAAGCCGTTACAGGCCGCATCCGCAAGAACGCGAATACTTCATAAACAACAAAGGGACATTTTCAGAACATCCCGACGTAACCGAACACACAAAAGCGTTTTGGGTGATGTGCGAAACGCATTACACCACAGAGCGCGAGGCGTACCGTACCAAACTACGGGCCAACTGGCACAAGGTGCAGCAATCCACCGAATACAAGAACCGCAAACGTGAACGCGAAATGCTAAAGGATTACATTAGCGACGCAATTAACGGGAATGCCAAAGAAACGAACGCACGCACAGGAGAAGAAAAAGGTTGATGAATGGTTCAGCAAATACACCCGGTGGAAAGCGGCAGACGCAGAAGGCAACTGTACTTGTTACACCTGCAACCGAGTGTATCACGCATCAAAGATTCAAGCCGGGCACTTCCTTAGCCGACGATTCGCAGCAACTCGGTGGAACGAAGCTAACGTTAAGCCGCAATGCTATGCCTGCAATATTCTCAGAAGCGGAGAACAGTGGTTATATGGCTGCCGTATTGAAAGCGAAAACCCCGGAACAACTGCGCAGCTTATGCGAGAAGCGGACGAAGGAAGAAAGTACACGATACGCGAGCTACGAAACTTACATGACCATTATAGGACAAAGGCCCTGCAATTTGCAGAAGCCAAAGACGTACAGCCTAAGCCCACAGGAACGGATAAAGTTCGACGAGCTAAGAAAGGCAAGGCTCGACCTGTTAAACGTGAACATGGTAAGTAATATCAAAGCACTGAACTACGGCAGCAGGTGGCAACGATTCCAGCAGCTAAGCCATGAACTGTACCAATTGACAGGGCACAACGGTTATAACTATGGCCTATATTCCTAGAGGCAGCAGGCGCAGCCCGTGGTTCAGCCCAAAGGTTGAGCACCAACGCAAGGCAGGACAGGATAAACGTTACTGGTCGTATGCTTGGAAGAAAGCACGCGCGGCATTCATCCGCACGCATCCAACGTGCAACGAGTGCGGTGAGTTTGCCAACGTAGTCGACCACGTTGAGCCAGTAAGTGCGGGCACGCATGACTTTTATGATAGTACCAACTGGCAAGCCTTATGTACTCATTGCCATGCAGTTAAGTCAGGCAGAGAGCGATGGGGGTAGGGGGTGCAGAAAAAAAACAGCCTTTGCACCTACA